ACAGCAAAGTATGCCCAACGATCATCGTGAATAATTCTAGCCGAGTAACTTTTTTCAATAATTAAAACATCAGCCACATCAAAGAATCTTGCTCTGATCTCATACTCACCATAAGCATCCTCATTCTCCGGTTTAATAGCTGCAGAGATATAGTAGCCAGCGAGGAAGTCGATAGGAAGCTTGTCTGTGTGAACACCAAAGGCTGATGCGGCTGTTGAAGTAATGTGACCAAAAGCAGCACCGTGAGTTGTGTACTCGTCAAACAAAGATCCTCGAGTTACTTCTCTCTCAATGATGGATGAGTCAGCAATCCATCCGTCTGTGCTTTGTTCAAACGATGGGGCTAATAAAATTGATGGGGTAAGTTCTGGATACGGAGGGGTTGCAAAGCCAGGCATTACTTCCCAGCTAGATCCGTAAGGCATAACCAAAGGTAGTGTTTCTGACAAGCGAGCCAACTTATTTAAGTAGTTTGTCCATCGATAACTTCTTCCACTGCTTGTAGTTTCATTTTCCCAAATACAATCTACAGATAAAATAAACTCATTGTTTATAGGGTCTGTAGGTACAGTAGCTCCGCTGCCATCAAAGTATGTGCTTGGGGCTATACCGTCTTCTAAGAAAGCACCGTCCACATACAGAATGTCTCCTACTTCAGCGTCTTCAAAATACAACCAAACTTTTGCTGAAGGGTATCCGGCATCAACACTGTACGTTGGAGAAACCGCTGCCACAGAAATTCTTTGTGCGGCTGTTGTTAATGCTAGAGGATCCGAATCAAGTGTGTAATCACCAATAGGATAATACAACCCATCGTCATCTGAAAGAATTGTTGTTTGTTCCTCAACTGATTGAAGAGAAGAAAATTCAAGTCTTGCAATAATGTTCTTTGTAGTATTAGCGGTTACGTAGGCGCTAAATACGTAGTTCTCTGCAGCGTCGACCGAAATCCAATCGCTAGTAATACCTGCAATACCTGGGGCTGTAACAGTAAATTTTCCAGCTCTTGTTCCTTTTATAACAGCAGCAGAAGGTGTAGTAGAAGTTGCAAACGTTCCGTTTAATGCTGACCAGTTGTTAGTGTTTGTTTCAAAGGATGGGTTAGGAAGATAGTTGGTTTTGTCTCCCGCTACAGATACGATTACCTTTCTGGCGTCTTCGTAATACTCTGTAGTAGGTGCTGTAGTAAACTCAAACATATCAAAAACAATTCTTGTAGCTGTAGTTGCTGTAGTACCTATGATTTCTAAAGATGCGTACACAGCTGTTGCAGGAGAAGCTACTCCACTTGTAGATGGGGCGTAGAACCACTGAAAGCTTTGGGTTAACGTAACTGTTGTTCCATAAGAAGTGCTAGAGATAAGAACGCCATCTCTGTCGTACCATTGAATTCTAGCCCTTACTGTTCCTCCGTTAGCGGTAGCCGCTACTCGAGCTTGCCCTCTAAACAAATACTTAGTTAAAGGTTTTACCGGAATACCAAACAAAATTTTATTAGAGGCTGCAGAGGGAAGTAGCAAAGTGTTTGATGAAGCTGCCGCACCACTAAGAGACATATAGCCTAACTGACGTGGGGCAAAGTATGGGTTTGGATTCTTATATGTTACGGCTGGAGGAGTAATAGTTACTCCAAGATCTGCTAATGAGTTTGCGTATAGTCTGTGAGTAATTGTTCCAGTAGTTGCAGACCAGCGACCAATAGACTCTTCAAATGATGAATCGTTAGAGTCAAGCATTAAGTTTTTACCTAAAGCAACTGTGGTACCCCAGTGAGTTAAAGCTGTGGTGTATGAAATAACGCTTTCAGTAGTTCCCTTTTTAGTATTAACTAGTTCGCTTACACGATAAACACCTCTGTGGTAGATATCGCCAAGAGTAGGTTCATAGCTAAACCCTCTATCTTCAATTTTACTTTTAAGCAATTGAACAGGTGTAAATGAGTACTCTGAAGATTTTTCAAGAAGATTACCTTCAGCTCTTAGGCTGTCATAAGCAAATGCATAAGCTGATAGAACATCAGTGAAGTCGTTTGTTTCTGGTTCTCCAACTCCATCACCACTAAAAAGAGAAGAGTTTAACCATGCAGATGGAATCCATTTTTCCATTTTTATTAAAGTAGGTGTTAAGTCTTCAGCTACAGACGTGGTTGTTGAGCTGCCACAATTAACCCAAAATGAACCGTTAAATAACCAGAAGGTATATGTAATCTGAGCTGTAGCGTCTACGTCTGGGTCAACAGCAGAAAGTCTGTAGGTACTTATTGTTCCACTATCAATGATTGTTCCTTGATATGGATTGTCTGATGCCCCCTGATAATTACGCACAACCATCCAGTGAGTTGGGGCTGGATCATTAGGGTCTGTTAGTACAGAGGTCCAATATAGAGATACAGACCTGTAATTTAATGAGATAGCTCTAAGACTTACGTTGTAAAAGGCACGGTTATTCTCAATCTGGCCATACTTAAGTCCAGGTGTACCGTATACCGCAAACGAATAACGTGCCATTAATTACATACCCGCTAATAGGAAAGGATCAAATCGGATAGCTTCTGCGGTTTGTAAAGCCGAATTAGCTGTTGTATTAAGAGTATTGTACTCTGAGCTTCCTACGTACAACACGTTGGCTGTACCTACCCTAGGCAAACCCGCACCAGAGATCGCAAACCCAACAGTGTCTGTAGAGTTCTTAGCTTCAAAAAGGTTGTTGGTAGTTGTAGCACTTGAGTTTTTTAGGGTAAGAGCAATTGCATTAGAGACAGTCATGTTGTCTCCAGCCTTACGGACGTATGGAGATGTAGCAAGACCGTTTACCAACCCAGCTTCAATATTGTTTATTCGCTGGTCTAAAGAATCCCATGTAGCTGTTTGAGAAAATGTTCCGGAATAGTTTGAACTTAACAAGCCGTTGTTGGCATCAACAGTTCCATTGAGAGCAAGCTCAATAGCACGAACCTCATCCTGCAAAGCATTGATATGGTCTGCAACGATAGTGTCCTGTAGGTCTACCTTTGCTGTAAAGGGACGAACGGAGTTGGGAAAAAAGGCTGGCATTTGACTTCCTCTTCTAGGCGATTCCGCCGGTTACGGTAAATACTAAGTTGGCAGGCAACAAGTATCCAACCTGATTTGGGCTTAGAGAGATTGTACCGACAGAAGACGCATTAGTTGTATTGAACTTAGTAAGTTCAACAGAAGCCACGCCTTCTACTTGAGCGATGGTTGAGATTACAGATGATACCGGGATTGATCTTCCAAAAGAATTGTTCTCATATGAGAATAGCCCACCAGTGTTTAGCAAGGCTTTAGAGATAGCTAGCTTTACTGCCGCTTGTCTGTACGCAGACTCTACGTTTAAATTCATAGATAAATACAGAGGCGTATAGGTTGGGTACTGAACTGTGACAGTAGTTCCTACAGGAATTTTATCTGCAAGGTACGTCGATACTTCCCCAGATAAAACTGTCCAAGCACTTGTTGGAGACCCAGCTGCAATACCTGGAGTTGTAGATCCGTCATCCTGTGATTGCACGTACACCGTGATGTTGCTGTACACGCTTCCTACAGCTTTTGCTTTACCTACTTGAGATACCTGCAATGTTAAATACTCGTAGTCAGCTAAGGTTACTGCACGCTTTCGTGCAACGATAGCCGCTTTAATTTTCTTTCGAAGTTGGGTTGACGAATCTCCGTTAGCACCGCCAAATGAATCTGCCTCATTGGTAGCTGTTACAAGGGATGGTACTTCAGGGTTTCCGTTTCCAGGAATAAAAGTAATTTCCTGAACGGCGTTAGAAACAATGTTGCCTGCAATACCCACACTTGTTTTGTACAATGCGCTGACAAGCTGGTTTACTGGAGGAACATATCCGTTAACACCATCACCAAAGATGATAGAGGTAGTTCCGTCCGCATTTAGACGGGTAGTAAATACCAGATCATTTGGTCCAGAGTTTACAAGGCTGTCTACGTATTTCCATGGAGAAAACGCAACACCCTGACCTACGTATACTACAAGGCTGTTGTCTACAATACCTACGTCAAAAATTTGAAACTCTTGGTTAGCAGTTCCATCAGAACTTCCTAGGCTAACAGGAAGTGGCTTATAGGTTGTAGGGCTAATCAAGTCTGGACGATCTGTGTTAGCTGTTTTTCCTTCTCGCGCTGTTACAGAAATAGACTGGGTTGGCTGCAACTGTGTTACTGCTTGAGTTGTTTCAAAGTAAATTTCTGTGTAGTCACCGTAAGTCAATGGCGCCATAACTTGTGTACCGATAGGCAAGTCCACGTTTGCGTCACTGTTATTTGTAAAGGTAATAGATACTTGAGCTGGAGTAGGGCCAGAAGGCTTGTACCCGTATAGCTCGGCAAAACGTAGAAGAGTTTCTGTCTTAATTGCGGTATCAATAGATGTCTCATTAGCTACACGGTCTAGGTAGTACGACATGATGTCACCCATGTAGGCAAATGATTCGACCATTACGGAGCCTAGATCAGATGGGTCATTGGCCTCCCACTGAAACCCTGTGCGGGTATTGATTAAGTTTATGAGGTCGGCTTTTAAACCTTCATAGTCTCGTGAGGTATAGTCGATCTGCATTATGCTCCCGCTCTTTCTATCATTCCGTTGGCCCCAAAGATTGCTGTGTTAACTGTTATAGAGGTTATTTTAGCGTCTGGAAGCTCAACAATCACCTTGATGTTGGCAAAACCTTGCTCGTCTAATTGCTCTAACTCTAGCTTGTCGATCCGAAGCTCAGGAAGCCAGGTAGATACAGCGTCTGTAATGGCAGTTCTGGCTGCCAAAAAGAAGTCTTCTTCGTTCTCAAACAAGGCTCTGGCTATGTCTGTTCCGTACTCGGGAAGCATAGGGCGCTGACCAACCTGGGTTGAGAGAAGAGTTAGTAGTCGATCCAAGTAAATCTTAGATTCAGTAGTGACTGATTCGACTTTACCAAAAGGGTTTAGGGTAAAGGGAAAGTTGATGGCTCTCATTATTGGACTCCAATCCATACAGGGTATTCAGGATCTCCGGCTTCAAACATAGCCCACACTTTAGTACCTGGTCTTGGAATGAACTTGCCTACTAGGTTGATCGTAGCAATCATTCCAGGAACAGCAGGGCGTGTGGGGTTTGAAGAAGCGGCATGGTAAGTAAGCTTTGTATTAGCATCCGGAGAAGAAAAAACAAACTCGATATAGTCTTTGGCGTTCAAG